GCTCGCACCCCCGCGGGTGGTTTGCTGCAACAGGGAGGCAACTAAACAAATTGGTTCCCATGCGCGAATTACATTTATTCCAGCGGAGGGGTGCGAGCACAAACGCATAATGCGGCAGTTGATTCCTTTAGCGAACTTCCCAGGCTGCTACCGTTGTTCAGGATTTCACGATTGTATGATTAACCAAGTGATTTCCCTGAAAGAGCGGCATATACAAGCTGTCCCAGAAATAACTCAGAGGGGACATAGCTTGTGGGTCTCGGGGTTCGCCAGGGTTGCTGAGCTTTTTCCCCCCCATCACATCCAGCACATGACGCCAGACCAATGCGTTGCGCAGACTTCACCCCACAGGAGGGTGCGGGCGCGTAACGCAATGGATTTTGTTGCCAAGTGGGGATGGGATGACATCTTTGCGAGAGGCAAGATGTTTGGGAAGTGGGAAAAGCATGATGATGCAGATTTGGCTCTGGAACTGAAAAGTATGAGGGCCATACAGCATCGAGGGGACGCGTACTGTTACACACTCGCTCGGTATTTGAAACCAGTTGAGATGTGTACACTGTACGCTAGATCAGAGGGCAGGCGCTGGTTTGTTAAGGGGATGTCGCCACATAAGAGGGCTGACCTCCTAGCAAGCATTGCAGCCTCCTTCCAGCACCCAGTCTTCGTGGGGTTGGACCATTCCCGGTACGACGCTCACTTAGTTAAAGGAATAAGGCAGTATGAATGGGATTTCTATCGCAGCTTTTATCCCAACAATGCCTTTTTATCAAATTTGCTGAGACTACAGGAAGACAACGTTTTTACCTCAAGCAGGGGGATAAGGTATAAGATGAGCGGGACTATGTGTTCAGGAGATTATAACACTAGTCTTGGCGATAATTTGATCAATCTCGCGGCTCTGTCTATGTATGCACGTCGCACCCGACACCACATGATGGTAGACGGTGACGATTCCATACTAGTCGTTGATGCCAGTGAGTTGGATCTACTTGACCCCACTGCATTCGTTGACATGGGGCTGACTACTAAGATCGAATACCTATATGATATTTCTGAGGTATCCTTCTGCCAGTGTAAGTATGTCAGAACGGGGGCTGGGCCTGTGATGGTCCGTGATCCCGCCCGTGTCATATCGCGGTCCTCATATACTGACAAGACATATCCCAATCGTAGCACTTATGTCAGGCTATTGAGGGCGATAGGTGAGTGTGAGTTTTCTTCTAATAGAGGAGTGCCTGTATTGCAATCGTTCGCTGACCTGCTGCTCCGCAGCTCAGAGGGTTCCACAGCTATTGCAGCTGAAAGGGACTTCTGGCTACGTGTGCGCGGTGTCCGGCTGAACCTGCAACCAATCCCTATTACGCTTGAGGCGCGCCTCGATTTTTCTGTAGCCTTTGGTGTGAATCCAACAGAACAAGTCGGGTGGGAGACTTTCTTTGCGAGCCACGTGGTGGCTGTGACCCCGGAGGTCGAGAGTTCGATTCTCGCTGCTTAATGCGCGAGCACGGCACAAAATGAGCTTGCTCCCCATGTGCCGTTTTACTTGGAGCCCAAGGG